GCCGACACATCGGCCAGCTACTCCATAGCAGCCCCGGTCAGCAGCGACACCAGCGCCGCCTACGCAATCCGCACAAGCGCCAATGCCGACACATCGGCCAGCTACTCCATAGCAGCCCCGATCACCAGCGACACCAGCGCAAGCTACTCGATCCTGACCGCTGGCGCAGTCACCAGCGACACGGCATCAACCTACGCCATCCGTGGCGTGGTTCAGTCTGATGCATCGGTAGCCTACGAGCTGCGCGGCGCTGTGCAGTCCACGCTGAGTGGCGGGTATGACATTCGGCAGGCGGTGGCAAGCGACACCAGCGCAAGTTATGCAGTTACCTCGCTGGCTGTTGTCACGAGTGATCTGGTTGCCGCTTATACGGTCACTGGCACGGCTGGCCTGAGCGAAGCGGACATTGCTGCGATCTGGGCGTATGGGGTCCGCACGATCACCGGCCCCACAGCGGCAGACATAGCCGCCGCCATACTGGCCCAGGCGCAGCTCACCCCCATCTATGCCGACGCCCGCAAAATGAACGGTGCCGCCATGCTGGGCGATGGCACTGCCGGTAACCTATGGCGCGGTGAATAGCCATGCAAGGTTTTAGCTCCAGCGCGTTTGCGGTTTCGGCATTCAGCACCTCCGCCTTTGCGCTTGATTATTACTCCGGACAAATGTATCCCCTGGACGAGATCCCAGTGGGGTATCCCAACCTTGGTGATACATCTTATCCAGCTTCCTGGTTGTCGACTTCATATCCCAACCTTGGTGATACATCTTATCCAGCTTCCTGGTTGTCGACTTCATATCCCAACCTTGGTGATACATCTTATCCAGCTTCCGGTCTCCCGTTGGTTTACCCAAGCCCTGGCGGGATTATCTACCCCTTATCTGGCATAGACCGAACCTATCCACACGGATAACAATCTTCAATCCCCCGAGGTTGTATTAGTGATAAAATGTCCCCAGTAAAGTAATCGGGGGCAATTCAAATGTCGCTAGTTGTAGAAACTGGGTTGGGTTTATCAAACGCAGAGTCCTACGCTAGCGTCGCCGATTCCGTCGCTTATCATTCCGGCATCGGAGATAATACCTGGTCTGGAATCACAGCCACCGAGCAGGAACAGGCGCTTCGTAGGGCAACCGTCTACCTGGTTGGAAAATACCGGATGCGCTGGGCTGGTTCCCGTATGACAACCTCGCAGGCACTCGACTGGCCACGCTCCTCGGTTCCTGTGGTTGATACTCCGCACAGGTCCTACTACCCCAACGACTCAGTTCCACGGGAGGTGGTTGCCGCCTGTTGTGCCATGGCCCGTCGCGCTGCGGCCGGAGAGCTACTATCTGACCAGGGGCAGCGTGCCTCATCCGTCACGGTTGGACCTATCTCCAAGACCTTCGAGGCCGGTTCTACTGTGGCAACCCAGTACCCCGAGATCGACGCTCTGCTCCGTCCGCTTCTGAGGTCTGGCGGCGGACAAATCAGGATGGTTCGAGCATGAACTACGCAGCCTTGGCCAAAACAGCGCTGAAGCTGCTTAAGGACTTCGGCGGTAAGGTAACCCATCGCACCTACACAACTGGCACCTACGACCCGGCTACGGGCCTTAGCGGTGCCTCATCCGTGGACTCGACCCCAACGGGAGTGCTGCTAGACTTCGGGTCCGGGCAAACCCTGGAACGAGGAACCCTGATCCAAGGTGGTGACAAACGGCTCCTTCTGGAGCCTTCTGCTTCTGTATCCTCTCAGGATCATTTCATTGTGAATGGGACCGAGTACGTCATCGTCTCCATCGGAGAAGTGAAGCCGGCAGCGACTCGCGTCCTGTACGACATTCACTTGAAGACATGAGCTTCTCAGTGGATCTCTCCCAGTTTGTTCGCAAGACCAACGTCAAGCTGGAATCGACGGTCAAGCGAATCGTGGCAGGGGTCGCCGAATCCGTCATCGAGATGTCCCCTGTGGGTGATGCATCCTACTGGCAGTCCCCTCCTCCCAAGGGGTACCTGGGTGGACGGTTCCGCGGTAACTGGGACTACGGATTCAATTCAATCCCCGGAGCTCAATACGAGAGTATCGACCCGTCCGGGGCAACATCACTGGGTAGGGTGATGAGCGGACTGTCTGGCAAGACTGCTGTGGGAAATGTGCACTACATCACCAACAGCCTGCCCTATGCCAAGGCACTCGAAGATGGCTGGTCCCGTCAGGCTCCCCAAGGTATGGTGGGCCTCACGGTTCTCCGGTTCCAACAAATCGTGAATGGTGCAGTATGAGCGGCGTCAAGAATATCCGTATCGCCTTGGAAACCGCACTTGCGGCCATGGCTCCCTCTCTAGCTACCGCCTGGGAGAACGTCGCCTTTGCTCCTCCGGCCTCTTCGGTTCCGTATCAACGTGCTTACATCCTGTTCTCCACACCGGATAACCAGGAATTCGGAGCTAGCCATATTCAACAGGGTATCTTTCAAGTCAATCTTCTCTATCCACTGCAGGCTGGTCCTGCGGATGCAGCGGATAGAGCAGAACTCATACGGGCCGCGTTCCGTCGGGGTTTCAGCTTTACTAATTCTGGAGTGACGGTCAATATCACCAGGACCCCAGAAGTCGGGCAGGGATTGCCTGATGGCGACCGGTGGCTAGTCCCCGTCAAAGTTCGTTTCTCTTCATTCATTCTCTAGGAGCTATACCATGGCAACCACACCGGCACAAGGCCTATTCAAACAAACCATCATCGGCAAGCAAACCGGCATCGGAGTCCCCAAGACCGGAGCTGGCGGTCAGATTCTCCGCCGCAAGAGCTCCATCTTCTCTGCGTCGAGGGACACCAGCACAAACGACGAAATCGTCTCGCACCGTCAGTCCACGGGTATCACCTACGGACAGAAGAAGGCCTCGGGAAAACTCGATGGCAACCTGTCGGCCGGAACCTATGCTCAATTGGTCGCCGCCACCCTGATGCAGGACTTCGCGACGGTTGCGCCCTACGCAGCGGGCATCGATGTGACTGCTTCGGCCACCGCTCCTCAGTTCGTGGACGCCTCGGGCGGTTTCCTGACCGCCGGCCTCAAGGTCGGCATGGTCGGCCGCTGGACGGGATTCGCCGGTGCCGGTGCCACCAACAACAACGCTCGCAACTTCTGGATCACAGCACTCACTGCCACCCAGATGACCGGCATCTTCCTGGACGGCACCGCCGTCACGGCCGACGCGGCCGGAGACACTGTCACCTTCACCGTGGTCGGCAAGGTCTCGAAGGTTCCACTAACCGGCCACACCAACGACTTCTTCACCTTTGAGGAGTGGTATTCCGACAAGTCAGTCTCTGAAGTCTACCCCGACTGCAAGGTCAACCAGGTTTCCATCGGCCTTCCGTCAGCTGGACCGGCCACTGCCAGCTTCGACATTCTCGGAGTAGGAACCCGAACCATCGCCGGTTCCCAGAGTTTCACCAGCCCTACTGTGGAAACCACCAGCGACGTGCTGCAGGCACTCAATGGCTCCATCTATATGAACGGGGTGCTGGTCGATTACGTCACCTCCGTGACTCTCACGCTCGACCGTGGCCTGTCCCCGGTGGGGGCTTCTATCGGAACCAACGTCTCCCCGGATATGAACCAGGGCAAGATCAAGGTCAGCGGTTCGTTCACATCGATGTTCAACGCTTCCACACTGATGGCCCTGTTCGACGCAGAAACTGCTGTCAGCCTGAACGTGGTGGCTGCTGTGGATCGCTCTGCAACCTCCAATTTCTGGGGCTGCACGATGGGCAAGGTCAAGCTCACTGGCGACGCTCCGGACGATGGCGAAAAGGTCATCATGCGTACCTACCCCTTCACCGCCGAGATCAATGGTGCCGGCGGTGCTGCACTGGCTTGGGATCAGACGATCTGCATGATTCAAGACAGCCTGGCATAAAGCACCTGTAACCCAACGGAGAATGAAATGAGTTTGAGTCTGAACGACCTGGACGCTGCCCAGAAAAGCAGCGAAGCCTTCGAGTTTGAATACCAGAATGCCCAGGGAGACCCCACCGGTATCTTCCTGTCGGTGGTTGGTAGTCAGGCCGAGAAGGTCACCGTGGCTGTGGCCAAGCTGGTAAACGAACGCCGCCGCAAGGAAGCTGCTCGTGAAGTTCAGCGGCGCCTTCAGCCCAACTCCAAGACCGTTCAGTTTGAGACTCTGGAGTCCGACGTTGAGTTCGGGCAGCGTCTGGCCGCCGTTCGTTTGGTGGGCTGGCGCGGTCCTGGTCAGGTAGATGGGCT